ATATTATATAGTTTATCTTAACATGAAAGAGAAGGAAATAACATGACAGATATGACTAAATATAAGAACGTTTCTTTAAGTAAAGAAACTTATGCCACTTTGGAGAAGTTATCAAAGATAATTTTTTCAGATGCGAAGTTAAGTGTAGCAAAAACTATAACAGCATTAGCAAATGAGAAAGCGAAGAAATTAAATGGCAAATACAAAAAGAGTTAAGAAGGTTTACGTATGCCCTACCTGTAAAGGTAATGGCTATGTAAAAGTTGCATGCATTCATGACAAAGATGATATGATTCATCAATGTTGGGATTGTGAATCTCAAGGAGAATTATATGACTATGAAGATAATGGTGATTTTGATGATATTGGTCCTGCTCAATCAGTGCACTAGAGATTTGACACCTAACCCTTTGACGGTGCTTAGATTGGTGGTAAAAAATGCCTCACAGTAAGCATATTAAAGGCGATAGAGCAGAGTTAATTGCTGCTGAATATTTTATTAAGTTAGGATATTCAGTTGCTCGTAACATGTCACAACACGGGCCGGTTGATCTTGTGTTAATTGATGAAGATGGCACTGGAGATGTTATCTTAGTTGATGTTAAAGCTGTCAGTTTACGTACAAAAAATGGTTACAAAGTTAATAGATCTCCTACTAAAAAACAAAAAGAATTAGATGTACAATTAGTTTTTGTAGATCTTGATGAAAGAAAGGTATTAGATATAATGCCTAGTAAACGAACTAAACAAACTAAAGTTAAAAAAACAGATATGACTAACGTAGTTGATATGGGTTGGTATAGAAAATGGATAGAAAAAGATGTTTGATAAAATAATATATAAATTACTAGAACGAATAAATCATTATTCAACTGCTTTGACTTCATGGTCATGGCAGAAATTATGGTCTAACAAGAAAGATGGCTATGGCTACAAAAAACGTAAAAGCAGATAATTGGGACGGTAAATCAAGGCCTTCGAACAAGGCTTATGATGAAGGTTGGACTAGAATTTTTGGCTCAAACCCTGTGGCCAAACAAGTTAGGACACCTAAATTTAAGTCACAAGTAGTTACGAGTAAAAAGATTTATAATAGAAAGAAAATAAACAATGAAGAAAAGTAATAAATACAACTATTTAGAAGGAAAACAAATCACTGACCCTGATACTGGAAAACGTGTGTATGAGATAAGTTCTTATAGACTTCCCAGTGTTACTACTATATTAGGGGCTACCAAAAATACAGAATTTTTAACCAAATGGAAGGCCAAAGTCGGTGAGCAAGAAGCAGAACGAATCAAAAATGTATCTAGTGCACGGGGCACTTGTATGCACAAATACCTCGAGTCATTTATTACCGATGTTGGCTACGATGATCTTACAGAACTCGGACAAGCGGCGTTGCCCATGGCCAAAAAAATTATGGAGATCGGTCTTGCGCCAGTGGAAGAGTATTATGGTTCCGAAGTTACGTTACACTATCCGGGCCTATTCGCAGGCCAAACAGACCTTATCTGTAATCATAATGGTATGGAAACTGTCGTTGACTTCAAGCAATCTAACCGTCCGAAAAAGAAAGAATGGATCGAAGATTATTATTTGCAAATTGCGGCATACGCCATGGCCCACGACTATGTCTACGGCTCTCAAATTAAACAGGGAGTTATCATGGTATGCACGCCTGACTTATATTACCAAGAATTTAAAATAACGGACCACGAACTTAGGTCCTGGAAACACAAATTCCTAAAACGTGTAGACATGTTTTATGAGTTACAACACGATGAAAAAGAAAGAACCAAACCAATGAAAGAGGAGGACTTCAATGTCAAATAAAGAAGAGATAAGATATAGAGAACTAAACACACCACTAGTAACTAATATGTTAAATATGTTTCAATTTAGTTATGCAAGCCCTGATATAAGAGGGAAGTTTGATAAGCTATCAGTTAATGATACGAAAAAAGAAACAGCGCCTCTTTTTTCTGCGTTGAATGCTTTTATAATAACTACAGCATTAGCAATGAGAAAACCTGGACAAGGTAAGGTTATTATACCTTCAGAGTTTTCTGATGAGGAGTTATTAATAAAAATACAAGAAACCTTTGAAGCTGTTGAAGTTTTCTTTAAGGACCCCGATCTAAGAAGTGATCTGATTAAATCAATAAGAAAGTATATTCTTAATGGTCAGTTTAGATCAACAGCTATGCCGGAGGCGTAGATGACGGATCAAACAAGATGGGGAATACCCGAAGTACAATTAAAAAATAAAGCTGTTAAACATCAAAAGGATCTAGTTACACGGGCCATGGAGCAGGTGGTCAAGATGGACGAATCTGGGATCACGGACCTTATGATTCAGATTGAGGCAGAATACGAGCAGAAGTATGGTAAGAATAAGGCAAAAGGACAGGTATTATAGGTCATGGATATTGACCTATATATAGGAAAATCAAAGAGCATATCCAGGAGAGTGAAGTATCGCAAGGGTGTCGGCAGGGTGTCGGCGGGTGTCGCATTCGACACCTACCTTAGAATAATTCTAAACTATCTGCGTCAAAAGTGTACAAATGTTGCAAGAATACCACAAAAAGCCGACACTTGCGACACCCTTGCGACACCCTTGCGACGGGGGGGTCGTCGCAGCTATTCGTTAACAGTACCAATGGTTATAGGTCAGTTTCAAGGTTTTGCGACACCCTTCTACTTTTTTTTATTTTTAGCGCAACAAATAATTAAATTGTCATTTAGGTGTCGAACTTGTAAAAATGAAATATGAAAATCAGAAAAAAAACAAAACATTTTAGAAAAAAAGATAAACCAATTCCTGTAGAGACCCATGACTTACCTAACAATGTTAGGATTGGTTACAAGGATGTTAAAATTAGATACGTTAGACCTAATTATAAAAAATGGGAATTGACTGATTGTTTTGGTGAGTATGATTACAGACAAAACGTTATACAAGTACAACACGATCTATGTGGCCAGGAAATGGCTAACACAATCTTCCATGAGATAATGCACGCGGCGGTACAAGTGGCCGGACTTAACCAAGAGAAAGCACCTTTAGAAAAACCAGAGTTTGAAGAGTTTGTTGTTAATCAATTAACTAACGTGATGATGTGTGTGTTTAGAGATAATCCGTGGATGATAGATATGCTTAAAACTCAATTAGAAGATTCGGAAGATGCAGATTGATCTAATTCTTTAGTTTCATCAGATGGAGTCACATTTATTAACTGCCCGTAATCGTCTAAGATCTGTTTCATTTTTGCTTCTAGTTCTTGCTCTGATAGGTCCTCTAATTTTCCTGTTTTTATTATCTTTCTATCTATGTATAATCCTGCTGCTTTTCCTCTGTTTGTTTCCGCGTTCACTGCTGAAGAAAATGATCCTTTTTTTAAAGCGGCTTCTCTAAGTCTTGCAAGTTCTGCAATATGACCTTCATAACTAATTTCATGTTTTTTAATTCTCTCTTCTTTTAACTCACCTATATACCTTGCAACTAGTGGTGATAATTTTGGGTTGTTAAGTTCAGATCCTTCTTGTCTTGCACGTGCGGGACTGTAACCAGCAGCGGCTGCTGCCTCTGATTGTGTCATTGGTCCTTCTGGTCCACCGAATACTAAAAACTCAGCGAAACGTTGTTGCATTTCTGTTAATCTTTTTGGAACTCCCATGTTGACAATTTAAGGTAACTATCCTATAAAGTCAATATGAAAGATGACAGAGGTGATAACGATTTAGAAGTTATAATTGATAAACTTACAAAACAAAAACAGTATTTACAGTTTCAATGTAGAAAAGCAGGAGATACTCTTTCAGGCTATAAACAACTTATCGAAGAACAGAAGAAAGAAATTTGGGAATACAAAAAAATAGCATCAAATAATGAAAAGAATAAAAACTTATTGCAAGGCTATAAAAATGTGATAAATGATTTGTCTAACAAGTTAAGTAAAAAAGATTCATGAGAGTACAAGACCTCCAGTTATTTCTTAGCAACTTTACAAAAGGCTCTGACGCAGTAAAAAATGCTGTCATCTATGTAGAGATAAGAGGAAATTTACACGAGATTAGAAGAATGGAAGTACATGAAAATGCTGTTCCAATCATCGGTCACCCGGGTCATAGTGCACACAGATTAGTTTTAAAAACTGAAAAACCTTCTAAGCTTATCTTGCCAGATAAACTTCAGAAGGACTACTAATGCATGACAATGTTACTCTAAAAAACATATGGGACCAGAGCGTAAATTGTATCAAAAAGTTAAGAAAACTTTTACTGATTTTTCGCTTATTAGACTTGAGAATTCCAGCTTACTTGGCACTCCTGATCTATTGGTCAGTAATAATTCTGGGCACTTTTTCACAATAGAATTGAAGGTTACTAGAGGTTCAAAATTGAAGTTCTCTCCACACCAGATCGCCTACCATGTGAAGCATCCGCACAATACTTTTATCATAGCAGAGGCCATTGGTCCGAGGTCCTCTAAACTTATTCACATGTACCCTGGATCACAGATCTTGGAGCTTGATGCTTGCGGCTTGACGCTTAAACCGCTATGCTTGGGGCTTGACGCTTGTCGCTTGAGGCTTGATTCTTTGGGTGCTTGAAACGTGGTGCTTGGAGCTTGACGCTTGGCGCTTTTGCTTCTCTTCCCGCTGGGCACGCTTAGCGCGCTGCCTAAATTCTTCATAAAATTTTGGGTGTTTAAATACGTTCATGTTAGTGTTTACCATATTCTATATTCTTAACAAGCGGATCCCAGCAAGCTCTACAGCTGCCGCAAGCGTTCTCCTGGTCCGGGGCTGGACATGTTCTACTCTTCGTAGAGACTGTCGACGTGTTGGCCCAGCTCTTGACTGGTCCCTGATCAACCATCGGTGAACTAAATCTTACAACTAAGTTATCCGGGCAGCTGGCCATATGGTCCTTGATCCATGCTTCACGGGTCGGCATCCAGTGCCGCTTAGCTGGTGTAGCTCTACACACTTCGAA